AATGGAGGATAGTTAGGAATGTTCTTTGTTGCAGTGTCGTGAAACTTTTGCATCTCATCGAACATTTTGTCGTAACCGACAAAGAATTGATCAAACCCTTTTGGGAATGTTATACCAAATTTTTCAATTGCACCCATAGTGCTTTCTCCTTTATTAAGCAAGTTTAAGTTTTGCATCCTTTCGGCATGCGTTATTATCCCTTGACGATACTCGTCAAGTCTGGTTGAAAATAGTTTGGTCCTTTCATGACCTTACCATCTTCTCTGTAAATCGGATCACCGTTGTGATCTAACTTACTCATATTGGACTCCTGCACCTCTTGGAAACATTTGTCCAAATCAATACCGAATGCGTGACCTGCACCATACGTGACATACAAAATGTCAGTTAGTGCATCGGCAACCTCTACAATATCAGCATTGCCTATTGCTTCACGCAATTCGTTCAATTCTTCTTCAATTAATTCAAGTCGTAATGCTATAGTTTCGTTGTCTGGGAACTCTGCTTCCTTTTTGACCTCTTGCCCAAAGGTGCTCATAAACAGACCAACGTCTTCAAAATTACTCATAACTATTTTTTCTTTCCTATATTATATTTAGCAACCAAATTCCATTCATTCTTCTCACGGTGTGGTAAAATTTTAATTTGACTTAAAGGAGCAATAGGTTCCTTTGATTTGTTTGGGTCTACTAATTTTACCAATCCCCATTCTGAAATCAGGTTTGCAATTGTGTTTCTACGTGCCCTATCTTCATCACCAAAATTAGAAGGTTTGCCATCTAATGAAAACAATTCTTTAAAGTGAACTATGTAGTATTTTCCTTGCTTGTGTAGAATATGACAAGATTGATAAATTGTCTTGTCTTTACGTGACGCAACACCAATCCTTGTCAGAGTTTCTCTAATCTTGAGAAAATCATCCTGATCTTCAAGCAATACTTCAACTAATGAGTCAAGCATCTCTCCCGCCTTTGTTTATTTTTATTTTTATTTCTTCAATCTGATCATTGCTAAGAATTTTGAGTGCTTGGAGTGCTTTAGTGTCGTTATAACCATAATATTCTTTGACTGCTTCCAACTCACTTTCATGCTCTTTTTTATTCCACTTAGCAAAACGTTTTTTCTTACGTACTATATTTAGTAAAAACTCATATTGCATAATGTTTGGACAGTCATGTCTCATATTCATTTCGTTTGCAATTGCGACAGTATCATGGTGATATGATAACCCTCTATTGATTAGAAATGGATTGTAATCTTTTTCTGCTAACTGATCATTATCTGTTCCTCGCATCATATTTACTTTTGACGTATTGATGCTGTTGAGATAGTCGAATGGATTGCTCATTACTTAAACTCACAGTCAACCATAAATTCAGTCAACATTGCCATCAAATTAATTTCTTGGTCAGCAACAAACGCAGACTTGTATTGATAATCGGCAAGGGTGACCACAACTTGAGGAATACTTGATGGTGCGATGTGATCATTCATCGTGTCGTATATCTTTCTCATCAAATGACTACAGTCACCTTCAACGTTTTCCGAAACCCACTTACGAACATTAGAGAATTCTTTGTTCTTGAGTGACGTGATTAACGATTCAATTGTCACATCTTCAAAGTTAGTTAAGATACCTGCATCAATCTTTCCAGTTGCAGAGTATCGTTGCAGTTCGTTTAGCACCCGACGATTGTCAGGGAAAAACTTCATTACAACCTTTGCGACGACTTTCTTATCATAATCAATATTTTCGGCATCAAGTATTTCTTTGCATCGAGTAAAGATCTGTGCACCAATCTCTTGCTTTTCATTCTTCGGTAACTTGAACTCAATGACAGAACATCGTGAATGTAGTGGTGCGATAATCTTATTAAGAAAATTACATGTAAGAATGAACCCGCAGTTCGAACTGTACTCTTCCATAAAGTTACGTAGTGCGGGCTGCACTGAGTTTGCATTTAGGTAGTCTGCCTCATCGATGATAACATACTTACGACCACCACTGAATGATACAGAAGATGCAAAGTTCTTAATCTCAACTCGTAGCACATCAATAGAACGACCTTCATCGGAACCATTGATTACAATATAATCGCAACCAATCTCTTCAAGCATTGCTTTTGCGACAGTCGTTTTCCCGATACCTGCAGAACCCGAAAGAATTAAGTTGGGCACATTGTTCTGATTTACAAATTCTTGGAATGTGCTCTTAAGTTCTGTTGGTAATATTGTAGTTGCAACTGTTTTAGGACGATACTTCTCTACCCAGAGAAAGTTATCATTCAGCATACTTGCTATCCTTTTCAGTTGCAACCCAATAGTTTACACGACCTCCGGTAAACTGTGCGATACCGCTCTTTGAAACCTTCACATTATAATCATCCATAATCAACTTGACATTCTCTGTCTTAAAGATGAATTGGAATGTTGCAGGTGAAGTGCCTACCTCGACAGAATATTCATTAGAAGAGGGGTTCTTGGTATCAGTCGCAACTAAAGAGATAACTCCATCATTTCCTCTCACCACAATCTCTGGTAGTTGTAGTTGGTTTGCACCATTGAGTACTTTGCGATACGATTCTTTATTCAATTGGAACTCAACTTCAACACTAGGAAGATCAATATTATTCTCTGGAGGAGTATTGATCATCGAGGAATCGGTATAAGTATATGATGCGACGTTGCCCCCTTCTTTAATCTTGACTGATGTGGTCTCAAAATCAAAGTCTGCATCGTCGAACAACGTTGTTAGTCCGAGAAACTTGTTGAGTTCATAGATCCCAAAGTTTACGGGGAATGACTCTGAGATAGATGCCTCTGCCAGAATATTTTTCTGTGGTGAGACTGTGCGTAGTTTGCTTCCCTTCTTAAATGCAAGGGAAGGATTAATAGTCGAAAAGTTTTTCAGAACGTCAAAAGTTGACTCACTGATCTTCATCATGTAGTTCTCCATCACGGTTATTCAAATCATGTACGTGTAGTTCTATTATAGCATAGTGCAACACTTTAAGCAAGTCAGCACGATTGTACCCTGCTTTCTTACCATACCTCTGTGCATACTTTAAAATATTTCCAATACAGAATCCATCACCATGACCCGAGTCAATAATAAACTCTGTTGCTTGAAATTTATTTTTACTGTAGTGTTCACCGTAGGTATTTTCAATGTACTTGTAAAGTTCTTTCAAGTACTTATCTTCATCATAACGAAATTTGTTCATATCACTTCTTCATTTTTTTAATCAAACCTGCATCAGCAGTTGCAGATGCACCGACCTGTGCTAGATCAGCAAGAGATCCACCAAAGGTATATGATCCTGTATGAAGTAGTTTCATCCACGGACACATCCACGTCTCCACACCAATTTCTCGCATCCACTGACAGAACATATAATCTTCTGATAGATATCGTTTTGATTTTTCATCAATCAGTGCTTGGAAGTACATCATGATTTCACGTGTACCATCAAAGTGTTTGGTACGAATATGGTCAGGTAGATATGAGTAGTCCGGATATGCTTTGGTAAACTTATCGAATGCAGAACGAGTAACCATCATAAATCCTGTACCACCTTCAAGAACAGAACACGGTTCATCAATACGAATTTGTGTCGTTCCATGTGCAGGATTAAATACAAAATCACCAACAAACTTTTCCAGATTGTTTGGATTTTCATCAGCAAATCCTTTATCTACTGCTTGCTTGATTTTTTCCCACGCAATAGTTTTCTTGGGGTAAGGACCACACATAATTTCTTTAGGATTTTCTTCTTCTGGATCCATCAGTGCGGCCATAGTCAACACATCGTTAGGATCAAATCCAATATCCGAGTCGATAAACATTAAGTGGGTATAGTCCGAACGCAGAAATTCGTCTACACAGTAATTTCGTGCTCTTGTGATTAATGACTCATTGAAAAGATAAAAGAACTTGATATCAATTCCATAATGTGTCGACATTTTTGCAAGATCAGCAGTCGACTTAGTATACATACCATGGCATTGACCACCATACATAGGTGTTGCGACAAAGATTTTGCGTTTTTTTAATTCTGATACTTCAACTTGAATTTCCATTCATTCACCTTTTAAAATATAGTAATAATAATTATACTAAAAAAAGGGGGTTGAGTCAACCCCCGAGAGAGAAACTATTTATAATCAGAATGGAATATCATCTGTTGGTTCGACGACACCCGCATCAATCTTTTCATAAAGATCACGGAATGACTGTTTGGTGTCGTCATCGAAACGGTTGATACACATATCAATCGCAGTCATGCGATCAGCAAAGATGCTGTATGCTTTTGCAATGTGAACCAGACGACGAGTTGAGATCACCTCATCAACACCACCATCGTAGAATGTCTTACGAATGATGTCTGCCCAATCGACTAACTTTTCGCAGTAGTCACCATCATCGACACCCAAATCGGCAAACACCTTGCCGAGAATCTTTTTCTCGATTGTTGGTGTTGGGTAGTCCTGCTCACAAGTGATTGGGAAACGTTCTAAGAATGCTTCATTCATCACGTTAGTGCCGATAAACCGTCCATCTTCCGAACCCTTACCTTTGGTGTTACCAGTTGCGACAACTGTAAACCCATTAGCAGGTTTGATGAACTCACCAGTTTTTTTGATGAAGTACCCCTTGCCTTCAAGGATTGACTGTAGACACATAATCTTTGCAGGGTTCGCAAGATCAATCTCATCGAGGAGTAGGACTGCACCCTTTTCCATTGCAGCGATCACTGGACCTTTAAAGAACTTGGTCTCACCTGCAACCAGACGGAAACCACCGATCAGATCATCTTCATCTGTTTCCAGAGTAAAGTTAACACGGATCACTTCACGACGAGTCTTTGCACATGCTTGCTCAACAGAGAATGTTTTACCGTTACCAGACAGACCAGTAACATACACTGGATAGAACATGCCAGACTTGATGATCTTCTCAACAGTTTTATAGTTGCCGAATGGAACGAACAGAGGATCGACTGAAGGGACTAGGTTTTCTTTGAACCCGTCGAACTCAGCAGTCAGTGTCGCAGAAGTATTTGCAACAGGTGCTTCAACCTTTGGTGTAAACTTCAGAAGCATTGGCACTTCATAGAGACCACGACCTACTCGCATGTCTGTGTTATTGAAAATGAAGGACGGTTTGCGGAAACCTTTTTCTTCGCAGAGATCAACGATCTGTGCCTTGGTAGCAGTAGTACCGAACTTCTCATTAAT